CAAAATATGGACCATCAGGTCTATAGTAATAGCTTATAAGTTCTTCTTCAGTAAATAATTGTGGATATTTTTTACTCTTTGGATTTTCTAATACTGAAATTAGTTCATTATATATTTTGTATAAATCACTACTTTCAAAATCCTTACCATATTGTCTTTCATTATATATTTTTCGGTTTCGTGATAAGATATATTTTAATGTAGTTAACAATAATTTAATATTTTTTTCAGTATTTATAATTGGATTATCATTCTCTAATTCAAAATCATATTTAGACTTCATATATCTAGATTCCATCACAGCAACGTTTATTATTGACGATTGTATATTCATGTCTTCTAGTTGTCTGCGTTTACTTTTAGTAAATACATTATCTAAAAAATCTTTTAATGTTATTGGTTTTGTAGGTTCTTTGGGTTTACTTCTAGAGTTATTTCCGGAGTTATTTCCGGAGTTATTTCCGGAGTTACTTTTGGGTTTACTTTTGGGTTTACTTTTGGGTTTACTTTTGGGTTTACTTTTGGATTTATTAGATTCTGTTATTTTTTGCGGTTTATCTTTTTTTTTACTTGAACGTGTTCTGCTTGATATTGGCTCTACCACATTAAAATCTCCAGAGAAAAAACTTCTACGTGATGCTGGATTTGTCATAATTATTCTTATATATTATGTAGATTATATTTACAATCTATATAATATTTTTATCTTTTTCTTGTTTGTTTTTTCTTTTGTCGCATTGGTTTCCTTTTTGGTTTCTTTTTGGGTTTCTTTTTTATTGTTCCTTTTGTAAATAGGTGACCATATTTATCAAACATCTTTTTAGAATATGGACCACCCGGTCTATAGTAATGGTCTATCATTATTTTTTTAATTGATGTTTTTGCTCTATATTTTCTTGCGTCCTCATATTTTTCTCTAAAATTCAACATTTTAATTTCATCTTCAGTTAATAATTTTGGATATTTTTTATTCTTTGGATTTTCTAATACTGAACTAATTTTTTCATATATTTCAATAGAACCCTGAATAGGATTTGCTTCATTATCAGATTCTGTATTATTAGAGTCTATATTATTATATAACTCTTTTGCATCTTCTATTAAATCTTCTACTGTTGATAATAATATAGCAATATTTTTTTCAGTATTTATAATTGGATTATCAACTTCATCAAGTTGAAAATCGGGTTGATAATTTCTCCCATATGTATATCTCATATGTATTGGCATATTTTGCACGATATTATCATATATATCATTATCTCTTAATAGTTGTTTATCCCAATAATCAGGAAATACATTATCTAAAAATTCTTGTAATGTTATTGGTTTTGTAGGTTCTTTGGATTTACTTCTGGATTTACTTCTGGATTTACTTCTGGATTTACTTCTGGATTTACTTCTGGATTTTACCCTTTCTCTTATTTCTCGCGTTCTACTTGATTTTGCTTGTGCCATAATTATTCTTATATATTATGTAGATTATATTTACAATCTATATAATATTTTTATCTTTTTCTTGTTTGCTTTTTCTTTTGTCGTGTTGTTTGTTTTTTCTTTTGTCGTGTTGTTTGCTTTTTCTTTTGTCGCATTGGTTTCCTTTTTGGTTTCTTTTTGGGGTTCCTTTTTCTTGTTCCTTTTGCAAATTGGTTACCATATTTACTTAACATCTTTTTAGAATATGGACCATCCGGTCTATAGTAATAGTCGGTCATTTTTTTTTTAATTAATGTTGGTGCTCTCTGGATTGTCCTATCTTTTCTTGCATCTTCATATTTTTCTCTAAAACGTTCAAATTTTAAGGGAAAGGTCAATCTTTTAATTTCATCTTCAGTTAATAATTTTGGATATTCTTTACTTTTTGGATTTTCTAATACTTCTATTATTTTGCTATACAATTTATAAGACTTTTCATCTTCTACTCTTTCTTCTAAACGCCAACTTCGATATCTATTAAACGTGATTATTTCTAAACGTCGAAGAGTCTTAACTGCAGATAATATTATAGCAATATTTTTTTTAGTATTTACAACTGGATTTCCACCTTCTGGTTTCAACTTCGATAATTTGGGCTTCCCTACCTTTTCAAATGTTGTCCAGTTATATTCCTGCACCGTATCCGCCTTTGCTATAACTCCATCATACCAAGTAAAATCATATTCACTTTCCGGCAATGCCACACGCCGGTCTCCTATTCTATCCCAACTCCGCCCACTATAGTAATCTGATTCATCTTCTTCAGATATAGAACCCCTTAAAACATCCTTAGCAGGGCGGTATTTAGCAATTTCGGTTATATATTCAAGTTGTGAACTTTTACGCTCGCGCGTCCATTTCCGCGTGTCCCCCAATACCAACCCCATTGAATTAAGTATATTATCTAAAAAAACATTTAATCTTAGCGGTTTTGTAGATTCTTTGGATTTACTAGTAGATTTACTACTGGATTTACTGCTAGATTTACTGCTAGATTTACTGCTAGATTTAATGCTAGATTTATTTCTGAGTTTACTAGTGGATTTATTTCTTGGTTTATTTCTTGGTTTATTTTTGGTTTTATTTTTGGGTTTATTACTGGATTTACTACTGGATTTACTACTGGATTTACTACTGGATAAAGTTGTAGATTTACCATAGACTGATTTTCTTTTTGGAAGTCTGCGAAGGTTATATCCACTTAGAGGTGCTCTTATAGGTCCACGTGGAGGTATTGGCGGAGAGGTTGATTTGGATGAACTTGGTGAAGACATATTTATATTTATATTTATATTTATATATTATGTAGATTATATTTTTGATCTATATAATATTTTTATCTATATTTGGGTTATCTATAAGGTTTATTCATCGTCTGATACTTCTACTTCTACTTCTTCGTATTCTTCTACATACTCAACATCATCATCTATTTCCATTGTTACATTTTCACCGGATTCTATATCTCTTCGCTTCTTCTTTTTCTTTTGGGCGCCACCTAAACCTATCCAACTTAATCCACTACTTGATGCCTTCTTTTCTAACGCTTTCTTTTCAGCTGCTTCCTTTTTCTCTCTTTGTTTTATAAGTTTCTTTGCTTCAGCCTCATCTTTTAATTTTTGTGCTTCTTCATTCTTTATTGCCTTTTTAGCATCTGCTTCTTCCTTGTTTTTTTCCGCTTCTTGTTTCTTTACTAATTTTTGTGCTTCAAGTGCCTCCTTTTTCTCATTTGCTTCTTGTATTTTTTTAGCCTTCTTCTTTTCCTGTCCTTCTAAGTAATTTTTAATTTTGTTATCTTCTTTTTCCTTTTTATCTTGTCTGATTGCCTCTAAACTTAATATACCATCTTCTACTTGTTGTTTTTTATCTTTAATTTCTTTATCAATTGCGCTAATACTTATTTTGAAAACTTCGTCATCTTCTCCTATTCTAATTAGATTATCTTGTGCTTTATTGTAATAATCTTGTCTAACATCTGGATATAAACTGGTCTCAACGGTTGCTAATGAATCCCTATAACAGTTAAGAACCTCCTTTACATAACTGTTTTTAGTTTTTTCAGGATCTTCAAAGTTAAGTGTCTGTTGAAGTTCTCTTATTCTAGTAATACAATAATTACATTTTTCACTTGCTTTTGTTAATTCTTCCATCTTTTCAGGGAATTTTTTGAATTTTAAAAGAGCGGTTAGTATACCTACAGATGTTGTTAAGAATATTGGGGTAACAACGGTAAAATTGTATAATGATTCGTTTGTATCTTTTTCTACATCATATTGACTTTTAATTGTTTCAAACATAGCTGTAAATAAAGATAAAAATATTATAAATTTGTTATACTTATCATTTGCCTTTTTAATATCCTCATGATTAAGAGATACAGCATCACGCTTACTACGAAGTTCATGTAATTTATCAGTTAAATCTTTCTCTAAATCTATTGGAGTTGTATTAATTACAAAACTTTCAGAAAGTTTTGAATTATTTTGTTCTTGATTATCACTCATAACAAATATGTTTATATAATATCAATATATATTTTATTTTAAACCCAAATCAAAATAAAATAGTATCAAAATAAAATAGTGTCAAAATAAAATAGTGTCGGAATGAAATACTAAATACTTTAATCATTTTAATTACTTCCAGTATAAGGATGTGCTAAATCAGCAGGATTACTTAATTTACATCCGCAAGTATCACTAGTTCTTGTATCTGGTAAAACATATACTGCTTTATTGGCTCTTTTAACAAGTGCTCTTCTATTAGAACTAGAACTAGCACCTACACCTGAACCTGGTACATATCTTGTATCTAAGTTAGCAGGTTTACCTGATATTAATCCCAATTTCATTAATCGTGGCATTTTATTATGATATATATATATCGCTAATAAAATAAAATATTTTAATATATTTTTATGGTTTGCTTTTGTGATATTATTTTGTTATATTATATTATTTTATGATATGCGTTTATGAGGTATTGCCGCATCTACTAAATAAATAGAATTTTCAGTTTCAATAATATAATCAGTTTCTACTTTATATATTTTAGAAATAGGACTGGTATACTCGTCTTCACTTTTAACAAGCAATTTTTCACCACCTTCGCCATCACTACGAACACCAATTAGAACATTTTTTTCTACAGATGAAGTCCAGTAATCCATCATAATTGGTTTATCATTTACAATTGCTAATTTAGATGCATGTTGCATAGTAGTATTATTAGGTAATCTATACCCTTTTTTTTCAGAGGTTTGCTTAGTTTGTTGTTGAGAATTAGTTTCTTCGGACATTATAATTATATACTAAAAAATTATTTTCCTTTAAATACTAATTAATTAAATTAATTAAAAATATTAATATGTATATTGGATTTATAATTACCCTAAATAGAAATAAATGAATATTAATAGAAATTAATAATAATATTATAATATATATTATCAAAATGAATAGTAAACATAACAAATATTTAAAAGAAATGCCACCTGCACATAATAGTCAAATGTTATATCAGACTATTATTCGTAATGTAGCATTATTTTTGTCTGTAGCGTTAGCATTTCTAGCAATATCTCGTTTTTATAGAGGAAAGGATATGTTATTGTATAATGTAATATACATTTTAATTGGTATGATATTTAGTATTACAAGTTTCTTTTTAGCATTCTATTTAGATTCTGATTGGAATAAATATATTAAAATGGCGGAACCTGAATCAAGAGAATTTATAAAAAAATGGCATATATTTCCTAAACTATTAGTATTTTCCAATGCAGTATTTTTATTATTAGCAATATATACATTATTCAGGCAATTCAATCAAAAAAATAAAAAGTAAATAATATAAATATTTATTTGTAGTATTATAGTATTATAGTATTATAGTATTATAGTATTATAGTATTATAGTATTATAGTATTATAGTATTATAGTATTATAGAAGATGTACTCAATAAATAATACAGATAATTATAATATGTCGTGTAATATTGATTTACAAAATATTATAAATAAATACATGGAATACATTAATAATTTTTTTTTATTAATTAAAGATAATACTTACTTTAAACAGTATAGTTATAGTAAATATCTAATAATAAATGGTATCCAAACAGCAAATCATATTTTAAATATGTTAATTATATACACAAAAAATATTGATTTAACGTTTCATCATATAGAGCGTTCATTTATTTATTATGTTGAATTTATTAATCAAATCATGATTAACAATGGTAGTTTAAATTTAAATTCAAAAGATGCTTCTATTTTTATTTATAAGAAAATTTTATATGATATTGATGATTTAAATAAAAAAAATATGGTTTTTGATATAGAACAAGATACTAGATTTGGAGACTTACTGGAATTAATTGGTTTATATAATAATATTCTTTATTCTTACATAGATAATTTTTCCAATGTAAATAATATTAATTTAACTAATGATGTTTATGATATTGACTATATATCATCTATCAATAAAAATTTTAGTAAATTAAATTATAATAGATTAATAGAAAATATGCAATTTTTTATAGATATAATTAATATTCTTAAAGAAAAAATACAAACTGATAAAATATTTAAAATAATTCAATATCTAAGTATTAATAATAACGTTAATCTTCAAAATATGAAATTGATTAAGATTAATACTTTAACTAGTGATGAAATAAATAAATTATCATATCAAAAGATATGCAAAATTGCTATGTAAAATAACAAATTTAATCATTATCCACATATATAATTTTTTTCTTTATTTTTTTACTTTTTTCTTCCTTCTTTTTATTGCAATCAATATTAATATCTTTTATTTCATTATATTCACTATGTAATATGCTTTTTAAGTAATCATAAACATTATACAAATTTTTTTCTTCACATTTACCTACTATTAAAATACTTCCAGTTCTAAATATCATAAATGATATGTTTTTAAGTTTCAAATTATTTTTAGTAGTTGATTCACTAGTAGCTTCACTAGTAGCTTCACTAGTAGCTTCACTAGTAGCTACACTAGTAGATTCAGGATAAACACCGTTATCGTCAAAGAATAGTTTACTCTGAATTCCTGGATAACTACAAGGATCAAATACTGCCTGAATTTTATATTTATACTTCATTATATTAAATAATTTTTCTCTATTAATATAGAAATTACTATTGAAGTTAGAATTTATAAGAACCGTCTCACTTTTTGAGTTATCGTAATTAATATCTATATCATTATATTTATTTAATAGTTCAACAAGTAAATTTAGAACCATCATAAGTTCTTCATCTGTCTTAATTCCGGGAATTTCTAATTTCCCTGTATTAAAAACTTTTACATGAAATTCTTTAAATAATTTATTTTTGCTTGTTTTATTATCTTTATTAACATTAATTCTTAAAATTAAGACAAAACAATTGTAAAACGCACTCTTTTTTTTTGTTCTATATGATATCATATCTTTTTTACAAATTCCAATACTTATTTTTCTTATATCCTTAAATTTTACTCTACCATTGGGATTATCTATTTGCTGAATTATACTATTATCTATGTATTCATATTTTTTAATTTTTTTATTTATTTCATCAACCTCATCTTTGTTTGTATTGTTAAATTTCATTTGTTTTTTAACAACACCCTCACATAATTCTCCGTAATTTATAACAGGTATATTCCAAAATACCTCTTTTAAATTTATAGGTTTATTTAGGTAAGATATCTTTGTTTTAGTTGATATATATATATCTGTTGTTTTAGGAACTTGAGTTTTATGTAATTTGTTATTATCTATTTCATTTTTATCACTTGTATCACTTGTATCACTATCATAATTTTTGTTAATTTTATCATCATTATATTTTTTTGTTTTTAACTTATTATCATTAGAGTTATTAGTTGTTAAATCTAGTGTACCATCATTCATAAAATTTATCCATGCTTCATCTAAATCATCAACTCTACTTATCATATACTTTTTATTAATATCTATCTTTAAATTAATGTAATTATTTAATTATTTCAATTTAAATTTATTATTTAAATATATTATTTGAATTTAATATGAATTATTATTTTCTTTATTAATATTAAAATGGAAGGTACTTCTATTTACATCAAAGAAGCAAATAATAAATTAAAAAAAGGTAACGATATATATAGTAAATCAAACAAAAATATATCTAATATTAATATTATTACTTACAATATGGATACTGGTAAATTTGATCCAAATAATACATCTCCGCCTAATAGTTGGTTAGATAAATTAAATCAACGAATAGATAAATATGAATAGATAAATATGAATAAATATAAATAAATATAAATAATATTATCTATAACAAAGTATTAGTGATTTGATAACATATATCATATTATTGTTTTTATCATGAATAATATTTTCATAATATCTTAGAAGATCTTTAGATATAAGTTCAGTACGATTATATATAATATACATCAATAAACTAATCATTAGTGATATTGGTTCAGTGTTATATTCTTTACTTAATTCAATTATATACTTGTATAATTTATTTATACTATTATTAGGATTTATTATAGTTTTATATATATTTTCCCATACATTCTTATTAATTATCTTATAATTTTTTATATTATTTTGATTTGTTTGCATATAATTTATCATACTTCTTATATCAGAATCATATAAATCCTTAATATAATGAATTTTCTTTTTATCTAATTCTAGTCCTTCATTGTTTGATATATTATCTAGGAAGCCAATTATATCTTTTGTTGGTAAATTATTAAACTTTAATCTTACAAACTCATTTTGCAATGATGTATCTATTCTACTTATATAATTACCAATTAAACAAAATCTTATGTTATTAGAATGCTCATTTACAATATATCTCAATGCTTGTTGTGCGTTTTTTGTCATATAATCTACTTCATCAAGTATTACAAATTTTATTCCACTACCAAACATCGATTTTGCATTAGCAAACTGATTTATTTGTAATCTTATAACTTCTATACCTCTTTCATCTGAAGCATTCAAATGTATCATGTAACCTTTTATATTTTTATTATTTTGTTTTTGATACCTATTTATTAAATTAGTAATTGTAGTTGTTTTACCTGTTCCTGGTGGTCCATATAAAAGTAGATTAGGAAAATAATTTGTTTTAAGTATATTACTTAGTATAATTTTATTATATTTATCAAGTACTATATTATTAAAATCAATAGGTCTATATTTTTCTACCCATGGTATATTTGGATTATTATATATATTATTTAATTCTGACATTATGTATAATTATTTATTAATATATTATTTTAAAACTATTTAAATCAAAAATAGATTTTAAATAATATATGGAAAATAGTCCAAAATCTCCTGAAGTTCCTGTAAAACCACTTCCAAAAAAACGCGGCAGAAAGAAAAAGTCTGAACTTGCATTAATTGCAGCTAATAATGAATTAAATACTAATAATATTATTACAGAAACTTCTGCAAATACAGGAAACAATACAACACCTATTAATCCACCTATACCAAAAAAAAGAGGGAGAAAACCAAAAGGAGGTAAAATTATAGAAGTAAAAGAAACTGTTAATAAAACCAAGACATTTAAACCAAATATTATATTACATTTACATTGTACAATAGAAGATATTAATTCATACAAACAATATAGTGATAATTTTTATTATAATCCCACTATAAGTAATATAGAACCATTTGTTGATGATAAATATAATAATAATATAATTAATAGTTCATCAACTGATAATATAAAAGCTCTTAATAATATAAATATTACTAATGAGAATAATGTTAATAATGAAAAAAATAATAAAACTGTCACAAATAATAATCTTAATTTGAATATAGAATTCAATAAAAAATTTAATAATTTACCTATAAAAGATAATGATTGTAATATTAATAGTGCTTATAATTTAGAAGAACCTATTACTAATACAGATGGTATAGAGGACAATACTAATACTAATTTAAAAGAAATATGGAATAAAATAAATAATTTATCTATTAAATTGCATAATAATAATATTAAGAAAAAATCTTGTTGTTTTTGGTGTACTGAACCATTTGATAACCCAACTATATATATACCTAAATATAACTCTAATAATACTTATCATGTTTACGGTTCATTTTGTTCTCCAGAATGTGCTGCATCATATTTATTTAATGAAAAACTAGATAATACTACCAAATTTGAAAGATATTATTTACTTAACAATCTATATTCTAATATATATGATTTTAATAAAAATATAAAACCAGCACCATCTCCTTATTATTTATTAGATAAATATTATGGTAATTTAACAATTGAAGAATATAGACGATTGTTTAGAAATGATAAAATTATGATTACCGTTGATAAACCTATGACTAAAATATATCCTGAAATATTTGAAGACAATGATGAATATCCAACTCAAGGTGTTGATAAAAAAAATATAAAAAATGAAAATTATAGATTATCAAGAAAAAGTACTAATAAAATTAAAGCAGAATATTTACAGGAAAATTTCGGACTATAAATATTTTAATATATATTAATAAAAAATATTAAAATATTTTAATATGTATAATAATGTCAAATAATATATATATTAATTTACTTATATTTATAATATTAGTTATTATACCATATGGTATTGAATATAGTGAAAATTATAATATATTAATAAATAGAACTGATGCAAGTTTAGTTTTATTATTTCATCATATTGGCTCTGCTTACATTTATTTCGGTAGTATTTTATTTGGGTTCTATAAATTTCATATTTTAGTATGTGTATTTGTTTTAGTGATGTGGATTAAAAGTAAATTTAACTGTATTATTACGGAAATGTATAATAAAATGATTAATATTAATCCTAATGATAAACTTAAAGATATAACATATTACATAAGCAAAATTACTGAAATTAAATATTTGCACATATTTCTATTAATAGGACTGCTCTTTTATGACATGGATAATATATTTAAATCTATTGCAATTAAACACGGAAAAATTAAATAAATTAAATTTTTCAGTATAAAATTAATCCGATGTATATTTTATAACAGTAGAATATATTTCAGCTATATCTGTCATAGATTCAAATTTATCACTTGAACCCTTGTGACCATACTTTGTTTTTATATCTAACAACACATCTTTGTTGCCTGATTTATAAACGTGTGATTCTTTTATTTTTTCATAATAATTATATGGTACCCAATACCCAACTAAGGTGTCGTTTTTATTTGAAAAAATCAATAAATTTGGATATTTATTATTCGGATTTATATTACGAATTGGATCATAACTTAGCATATAATCATGATATTTTTTTATATGTGGGTTACCCCATTCTACATATTCACCTGTAGTTAGAGGTGTTGTATCATCACACATCTCACTTAATACATCAACAAACGGTACCCCCATAATAACAAGATTGAATAGTTCAGGTCGCATATTAATAACCGCACCCATTAATAATCCACCAGCACTAGCACCATAGGCGGTTAATTTTTCTGGTGTTGTATATCCTTTTTTTATTAGATATTCAGCACATTCAATAAAATCATTAAATGTATTTATTTTATTAAGCATTTTACCATCTTGATACCATTTATCTCCATAATAACCACTTCCTCTCATATGTGCTATTACATATATAAAACCTCTATCTAATAAACTATATAAGTATCTGCTGAAACTTGACTCGTCCTCTAAACCATAAGACCCATAACCATACAGAAAACATTTGTTATTCTTTTTATTAATAAACCGTTTATGGTATAATATAGTAATATATAATCCATTATTATTAATTCTTACTGTTTTTTCACCATAATCTTTCATATTTATATTTTTCGTAGTTTTGGTTTTTAATATCTTACTTTTATAACTTGTCATATCAAACTCTATTATTTGTCCTGGATTTGTATAAGTTTCATACGCCATTACCACTTTATTTGAGTGTATATCTAAGTTTGAAAATTCAGGATAAGAAACGGTATATCTAAAATCACCCAAATCTAATAATTTTGTTTTCATATCACATAATCTAATTAAGACAAGGTTATCTTTACCATTTCGTAAATCTTTAAATTGCATTAAGGCATGTCCTCCTTTAATATAAAAATCTGTTATGCACCTATTCTTATCATAAGGAATAAATGTATTGAATTTTTTTAGATCATAACTAATTACTATTTCTGTATTATCTCCTTTAATTATTAGAGCATACCATCTATCTCCAAAATGATTTAAAATGTATTTTGTTGTTTCATCTCTATTAAATACACATCTTACCATAGCATCATTTGCATATTCTTCTATAACATATGAATCTACACAATCTTTAGATATGCTAGATAATATTATATGTTCGTCATCATCTGTTGCAGATAAATCAATGGAAAATATTTCGTCTTTTTCTTCATATATCAAAGACTTATTACCAGTGTCTAAATCCATATACCATAATTTGTTTTCTCGTTGAGTAACCGTATCAACTGTTATATAATATATTCTAAAAAATTTACGACCCCAACCAAATTCACCATTATTTATATATTTTGTTTCTTTATTACCTTGTTGGGATTTATAGTTCATACTAACTAAATGTAATTTATCATTAAAAAATTCTTTATAATAAATATTACAAACTCTATCTCCTATTTTATCTACACTAAACGCGATATATTTTTCATCTGGTGATATTTCAACCGATTGAACATCAAAATAATCGTGTCCTTTTGCTAATTTTTCTAAATCTAAAATAATCTGGTTTTTACATCCATCTGACGCATAATATCTTCCATAACTTTCTTCTGTTTCGCGTTTATACTGATATATATACTTATTTATTCTACTTGGTTCTGTATATATAAAATCATTTGTATAACGATTTTTAAATTCGTTTTTTAACTTTGTTATGAGATTGCTGTTTTTTTTGTAAAAATCTCTAGAACCTTTATTTGCATCATGTAACATTTTATCTGTTGCTCTACCTTTTCCTCTTGGAATATCTATTTTATCACACATATACTAATATAATATACAAATATTAAATAATTTATAAGATATTTAATATTTTAATTAACTTATATTACAAGTTGCCTTTCTTAATTTTTCATACATTTTTATAGTCTCTGTTGCCTCATTTAAATCTTCTTTAAGTTCATCTATTTCATCTATTAACAAAGATAATCGCATAGAATGTTTAATATTTAAATTATCTATTTTATCTCTCATATCTTTTATATCTTCGGTATCATCTTTTATCGGTTCAGTTTGTGTATATTTATCCTCCATATTATTAGATAATTATTTAATTATATTTATTATTATTTATTTTAATCTTTCAATCCTGCCGCAGTAGCTTCACTTACAGCATCTTTACAACATGCACAATCATTGGTTATTTCTTGCGTTTCAGAAGGTTTTGTATCTACTTCGTTTGTATCTACTTCGTTTGTGTCTACTTCGTTTGTGTCTACTTCGTTTGTATCTACTTCGTTTGCATCTTCCTCATTTGCATCTTCCTCTATAATAGTATTTATTTTTTCTTTATTTATAATAATTCTATTGTGTCGCATATTATATTCTCTAACTGTTTTTAAATACTCCTGTAATTCGTGTTGTTTCTTAGCTTGCTCTTGTCGTTCATTATATTGGCGCATACCTGTATCCATTAGATTTCTTATTTCTCCATATATTTGTTGATTTATACTTACTTCTTTATCATTTGATTTTGAATATGATGATACAGGTATATCTTCTTTTAAATATTCGTCTACTACTATTTTTCCATCATAATTGACCTTCTCTAACTTTTCTACTGCTTGTTCCTGTGTATATTCTGTTTGTCTTAAAACAAACTCTATTATTGAACGTTTCCGTTGTTCTAATCTATTAGGTTTTTCTTGATTTAATACTTTTACTTCATCACTTTCATTGCTCTTATTTTCTGCAACTGTGTGTTTGTTAGTTGAACTATTAATACCCCCATCAAAATTATCATTGACATCATTAGAAATACTATTACTTCTATCATTACTAACACTTTGTCCATCTATATTATTCATAAGAATTTTATTTATTTATATATTTAATATATTATCTTTATCTCTATTATATTTAAATTATAAATTGAATATATTTAAATAAATTAAAGATAATAAAATTATAAATATATTATTGAATATATTATTTAATATACTACAAGAATATCAGTATGTCATATAATAGTGTTTATCCGTCATGTGATATGTTGATTAAAAATATAAATGATGTTATTGTTGATCATATGCTTGAAGTAGATAGATACAATAATACTACTGAAGCAGCTATTAGACAATTACCATTTGTTAAAAATTTGTTAAATATTAACATGAAACTTCAAAGTGAACTAATGATGTTTCGAAGACAGCAAGAAAATATTTCTTTAGAAATTAATGATGAGGAATCAACGAGCGATTCTGGTCCTGATACCGGTCCTGATGCTGTTCCTGTACCTGTACCTGATACTGGTGATGAACCCGACCACTTGAAACCTATAAGACATTTGCTTGCTGGTTTGAAATATGCAAGACCTTCAGATAATCCAATACTAAATAATAATACTATTGATAGAGACATTAAACCGGAACAAATACCAAAACAGGAACCTGAACAATCTGATGCTGATACTGATACTGATACTGATACTGATACTGATGCTGATGCTGATGCTGATGCTGATGCTAAATCAGATGCTAAGTCAGGCGGTGAATCTGGTGAAGATGATAATGATAAATATAAAGGAACACTAATGTCTTTTGAGTGGAATAAAACATATGAATTAGTTGGGGTTGTAGAAGATAGTAATGGAAACGCAGAAAAACTCATTTTTGACGAAAAAACAACATTTACTTCATCAGAAGAATCTGAAGATGATGAGCCAAGTGTAGATGTAACAGATAAACCTGAACAAGAATCTGGTCATGAAGAAGAATCAGGTGAAGAAGAATCAGGTGAAGAAGAATCAGGTGAAGAAGAATCAGATGATGAAGTAGAAGTAACAGATAAACCTAAACAAGATGTACCAGAAGAATCTGATGAAGAAGTAGAAGAATCTGATGAAGAAGTAGAAGAATCTGATGAAGAAGTAGAAGTAACAGATAAACCTAAACAAGATGTACCAGTATCAGAAAATAAACCAGAGGCACAATCTAAGGAAGAAGATGAAGATGAAGATGAAGATGAAGATGAAGATGAAGAAGATGATGAGGAAGAAGATGAAGAGGAAGTTGAATCAGATAGTGATGATGAAGTTGAAGAAACAGAGATTAACGGAAAGATGTATTTTACAAATGATGAGAAAAATGGAATAATATATGAACAAGATATGGAGGGCGATGTTGGTAAAAAGGTTGGTCGGTTTAGGAATGGTGTAGCAGTTTTCAATAAATAATTTTTAAGATAAATTTAAAGATAATTATTTTTAAAAGTATTTCTTTTTCTTATATAATATATAAATGATAGCAAATATTTGTGCCCCAGCATTTATATATTTAGCATATGGATTAATTCAAGTAATAATGGATACCTTTAATGGTCTTTATAATACAGCTATAATTAAATCCATAACTACTATAATTTTTACTCTTATATTAAATGCATTATGTAGCAGAGGATTAAGTGTAGTATCATGGTTAATAGTATTTATACCATTTATTATGATGACTATAATAACCGCATTAATGTTAATGGTATTTGGATTAGATCCAAGCACAGGAAAGCGTATATATGGTGAAAACACAAAAAAGGTACCTGATGCCCGAATGGATGGTGAAAATGCTAACCTTAATATGTCTTTTCAAAGTTTGAATAATCCTCAAAACCGTGCTTTATATTCTTCTAATCAGAATAAAGCACCTAATCCACCTGCAGAAGAACCATCTGAAGATTTAGAATGCGGAATTGATGGTAGAGAATGTGGAACAAGTCAAAGTGATTATTTATCAAGCATTAAAGGCGAAGAGTTAGCCTTAGAAGAAAGTCAACAAGCAGATGTAAATGAAAGTTTTTTATTGTTAAAATAAGTTAGCATTTAAGTTAGCCATTAAGTTAAAACAAATATAAATATATAAATATTATTAATTATAACTAGTAATATTTATTATTATGATTATGGTAAGTTTATTAGGTACAGCATCTACTGTATTAGTTGGTGGGTATATATTTAGAAAAACTATATTTAGTACAATAGAACCTATATTATTTAACATATATAAATTTAATAGAAATTATGTACATCCTACTTTAATCAAATTTCGGGATTATGATATTTGTTATAGATTTAGATTATTAACAGCTATTATTTCAGGAAAAAATATTAATGAAAGACTTACAAATCAAAATAAATATCAACAAAATGGTACTACAATACAGTCTATACCAAAGCATATATCTAATAATGGTTATATGATAAATAAATCGGGTTTTTATAAATTAATCGCAATACTTAATGATGATTTTAAAGATAAAACCTTATTGAAAAAATCATCAGTAGATATATTTTTAAGTGCTACAATAAAATATAGAAAAAAAGAATATGATATTGATATTAATAAATTTAGCATATTAGGCGCGGATATTTTTACAGATGTATTTATTAAATGGTATTTTTATTACTTTAAAGGTAAAACAATAAAAGATGCAGATATGCAAAATATAACCGTTAGTATATTAGATTCTAATGTTAACAACATAGTTATAGATTATAAAAAATACATACACATTAACGATGATGATAAAGAACCGTATTATAGCATAAAATATTGTGATTAGATATTATGTTTATGATAATTAATAAATTAAAACAATATAGAAATATTATAAAATACTTATAGTATAATGGCTTTAACTTTTACTAAGGCAACATCGTCTAAAACTATTTTAGATGATATCCCTAAATCTAGGTTTTTTGAACCTAGAGTAGAAACTGAGGTCGCAAAACCTACTTCAGTTAAAGAGGAGTGTTGTGAAAGTCATAACGATTTCCATATCCTTAATGATAAATGGACCTTATGGACTCATTTACCACACGATACTAATTGGAATATCGATAGCTATAAAAAAATATTAACCTTTGAATATGCTGAGCAACTTATAGCACTTTTAAATACTATGCCTGAGAAGTTAGTTAAAAATTGCATGTTGTTTATGATGAAAGATAGTGTTATGCCTACTTGGGAAGATGAACAAAATTGTAATGGGGGGTGTTTTTCTTATAAAATTCCTAATAAACAGGTTAAATCTATTTGGAATTCTTTATGTTATGCTGTTGCGGGTGAAACCATATCTAATGAACCTGGATTTATTAAGGGTATCACTGGATTAACTATTTCACCGAAAAAAAACTTTTGTATTATTAAGATTTGGATGAAAGATTGCGAAAATCAAAACGCTTGTAAGATTATAAACATAGATGGATT